TTCCACAGGCAGTAGGCATACTCGGGATAGTCCTCCGCCGGCCAGATGTGATGCACCACCGTGGCCGGGACGCGCCGTCCGTATCGGGCAGCCTCCCGGCAGAAGCCGCGGTCACGGCGCAGCGCCAGCTTGCGCAGATTCCGCCAGCGCTTGTTTTTACGGCTGTAGTCGAACATACGCCACCTCCGGGGCAAAAGAAAAAGCCTGCACCAAGCATCGCTCTTGCGATACATGGCACAGGCTCAAGGCACAGGCACTCGGGAAATATTCACGATCAGCTCAGCGCCGCAGCGCTTGCATTTTACCGGCAGATTCTTCGCTGTCGTTTCCGGCAGCAGGTAGGCAACCACACCCTTCCGGCATATGGGACACAGGGCTTTTTCCCTTGTCTCCGTTATTTTACCACACGCGGGAGAAATATGCAATAGCCGCGAAAAAGTTTGTTTCTGTGTGTCCATTGGTTAGTACCTCCCTCCAGCCGATATAGGAGGAAGCACCCCCTATTCGTCACATGTTTTCAATGTAAATGATAGTCTTATATCCGCCGTATCCGGGAAGCTGCACCGGGTCGCTCAGAGCGGTACAGCCGGACGGAACGCTGATATCAATCGCGTCGGAATCAAAAGTTGTATAGGTGATCTGCGGCCGGACAAGCCCCCGGCTTGCCGTCCACATCTGTTCGCCGGGAACGTAGACCCCAAGCTCGCGGGGTTCCCGGCACATGTAGTGGACTTTGTCCAGAATCTCGTCCCAGTCCTTGAGTTTGCGCATATGCACATGCCCCCACTGCCAGAGGGATTCCAGCTTCTCCTGATCCATGTCGTCCTCGTACCGGAGAATCATATGGTGGTGGAGCCGTCGGCCGCCCCGGCTGGTAGTCAGTTGGGTGCAGTAGACATAGCGCAGCGCGTCCTTATTATCTTTGCGGTATTTCCGATACCAGCGCATGGACTTGCGCCAGTATTTCCGGGATTCCTCCCGAGTCTCCGGGAGGAACGTATCATCGTAGGTGAGTGTAACCCACCAGTCGCCCGGGAGGAAATTCGCGCACGCCAGCATCAGAAGCTTTTCATAGCTGGTTTTCAGATTTGCCCGCTTCTTGTCTTCGGCGGAAATGCTGATCGCCCGCCGCCGGGTGTTGGTGGTAGGATCGCGGGGCGAGTAGAGCGCCTGACGGACGACCCGCCCGGCTCGCATGGTGCTGAGGATCTTGATACCCTCACCCCCTACCCGCAGGCACGGCGGCGGAAGAATACCGTGTACGTTTCCTGATACTGGGTGACGGAGATCAGGTCATAGCCGTGCCGGTTGATATAATCCATCGTCCGCAGCAGCTCCGGCCGTCCCTCGCAGACCTGGAAGTCGTAAATGTACCAGTGCGCCAAAAAGTTCGGCCCCACGACAACATTTGTGTGTTTAGCCATCGCCGTCCTCCTTCTGCCGTTTCCGGATGAAGATGGAGGTACACTTCGCGCCGTTGCCCGCAAGCCACTGGAGGACGCGGGCGAAGGACGGCATCACCAGCCGGTGCGCCTTTTCGACTTTGAAAATGATTTCCCAATCACATCGTGCCATCCGATGCCTCCTGTTCCTTCTTAAGCAGAGCTGCCACTCTTTCAGCGTCGCGCAGGCTGAGCCCAAAGTCCCGGATATCGGTCAGCAAGCGAAGCATTTCCGGATTGGTAGACTTAATGGGCATCCCGCAGCACGGGCAGGGGTCGCCAGTTTTCAGCGGCTTCATTTGCGCATCTCCTTTCGCGTTTCGGTTTTCGTGATTTTCTTTCCATGGAGGCGGACGGTGTAGCCCGCTTCCAGCAAGGCCAGCTCAACCAGCCGAGGATACCGGCAGCTTTCCGGTGCCTGCAAGACGATCTCCCCGGTGGGATTTGTTACGGTGTAGGGGTGATCAGTCATCGGAATCCTCCCCATGGCTCCGGAAAAGCCACGTTAACACGAAGACTACGCAGACACCAGGGACGGCAAAGGGCCAACACACGGCAAGAAAAACAACACGGAGATAGATCCCACAGTCCACGCCGTCCAGCCCGAAAATGTTGCCAGACTTATGATTCAGGAATACCAGCAGCCGCAGCCAGATTGCCATACCGATGACGTAGGCCAGAAAAATCCAAAAGTCTACCATAGATTGCTCCTTTCAACTAATTCAAAATCATCCAAGTCCCCGGACAATCTCCCACTCTCGCGGAGACAGCTCCCATATTTGCACGTCTGCCCGTTCTGCGGCTGCTCGTTCTGCGGCTGCTCGTTCTGCGGCTGCTCGCTCCGAAAGAAGAAGCCCGCTGCCGAAAACTGTTTTTTTCTGCTCCCGTTGCGCATCAAGTGCAGATATCAGAGTACATTCTCCGCGCCGCACTTTCATATCAATGCCGTATTTGCTGTATTTTTGGAGCATTGCCGCCGTAAGAACGTGATCGGGGTACTCATACTTTGGGGTCTCCCGCTTTGTCGCCGCATATGTTTGGGTCAGAGCCTCAGAGACAGCCGCCAAGAGACTTGGCGCTGTTTGCGCAATCACATCGCCGCCGTAACTCGTGACGAACGCCGTTCGCACAAGTGCGCCATTATCGTACCGAATATGGCAATCACACACTATGTGGTTCATGCGCATTGCCGTCTTTCGCCCAGAGAATACCGTGAGCGATGGGGCAAACAAAAAGAATGGGATACCACGATCCAAGTAAAATTCGCAAATTTGGGAAAGTATGGAAAACGGCGGATTATCGAGGACAACTGCACCGCCCGAATAATCAAAGTGCTCATAGTCGCCGCCCGGGTAAAACGGGCGGACGATGCTTTCCGGATCAATGCCGTATTCCGCACAAGCCCAATTTTTAATAGCTTCATACACAAGCGGCGGCGTGTAGCAGTCGTCCGTCGTTTTCTTCGGCTCGAACTTAGCTACAAAGGCATCATATTCAGGATTATCCGGGAACAGTGTCAGCTGCTCATTCACGCTCAATCACCTCGCTCAATCCAGCCACATCCATCTTCGCGCCGCAGCTGGGGCAGTAATGAAAGCGGCGAATGCCTGTTCCGTAATATTCAAATCCGCACGCGGAACACTTGTCGCCCTCAATCTGCTGCCGCCAATCTTCAAAGCACCGCTCCCACCGCCCATGCCGCACCGGCTCCACGTCGGCGGCGGGGATTGCAGTTTTCAGGTCGCCAACAACGACATCTGCCGGAATTTTATCTTCATCCATCATGATAAAGCTCATGAACCATTCCACCGCATATTTACGGCTTATGTAATCATCCATTGCCATCCTCCTTAATCCATCCGCAGCGCCCGTTGCAATCATCCTTATCGCATTGCAGGCAGCACGTCGCCGGTTCCGAGCAGAAAGCCGCCGCGCTGCATTGCCCGGAATCGCTCATACCGGCAATACAGTAGCGAATATTGGGAGGCGACGGAATCCAGAACTGAGGCGAACAGTCAACTTCCTTGGCGAGAAGTCCGCTAGAAGAACGAAGTCGCCACTGCACTCCGTCCCAATGCCAGCGGTCAATCAATGGCTCCTGAGCGCCGGACATGTAGCAGACGGCGACGTAGAGACCGGGTTCATCCGGTTCGCCCGTCCGCCAGCCGGTGCCCACATTGGGCACATTTTTCGCGGGGTTCACTTCATCCGTCCGCCCCAGCAGATAGTCGATGGAGCATCCCAACAGATCAGCAACCGCGACGAGCCGCCGCGCCTCTTCCGCCCAGATATCGCCCGGAAGCCGGTCATTCAGGGAAACCGTGCCGGCTTCCAGCTTTGGGAGCCGTTCCTTATCCCGCGAAGTGACGTAAATTGTGGAAGCGCGAAGATAATCCTCCACGCTCACGTCCTTTGCCTCCCGCAGAGCGGCCACCCGCTGGTAGCAGTTCCGGATGATTTCCTTCAGCGGAGCCTCCCGCGCCTGTTTCTCGGCCTCTTCCTGCTTGCGTTTTTCCAACGCCTTATCCCGCAGCGCCCGCCGGGCATCCGCCGACGCCAGGCAGGAGAACTTACAATCCTTGAGATTCCAGCAATCCAGGCAACAGCCCTGACAGCTGAGACCGGAATATTGCCCCAGAGCTGCCGCCTGGGACACTCGGACGTCCCCATGGGTGCAATTCACAGGATACTGAAGCTTGCAAGGCATCTTACCACAGATTTCCGCAGCCTCGGTCATTTCCCGGACGAGATTGCTCACCCATCCATCGGTGCAACGAAAATCTTTTGTTCCATCTTTCGTCTGAGCACCCCAGATAATTTTCTGTCGGTGCTGATCTGCCTGCGCCAGCGTATAAGCCACGCTGTCCCGAAGACTCCCGGCCTCCCACAGCTTTTTGAATTCGTCGATCAGATTCTCCCGAATCAGTTTCAGCCGGGCGAGCTTGCTCTTGCTGGCCTTCACGGCGGCGGCGACATGATCCCGCATCCGACCGGGGAAATCATAGCCCTGATCCTTGAGCTTGTACAGCAGTTCCTCCACCTGCTCAGCCTCGGCGGCAAGTTCGGAACTGGACTTCTCGCGGGTGTTGGCGTTGGCATAGATCAGGCGCAGCTGCTGAAGCTCGGGGGATGCCTCGCCCCGCTCCACCAGGCAGGAGATTTCCTCCCACTTTTCCGGCTCCTCCGCCGCCAGCAGCTCGATCGCTGCCCGGCGCCGGTGCCCGGAAACCACCATGTACCGCCCGCCATCGGTGGGGCGCACAAGGATGGGCTGCTGCAATCCGCACAGCTGGATATTTGCCGCCAGCTCCTCGATGCCCGTCAGACTGTAAAAATTGTTCGGGTCGGGGTCGATCAGCTCCCGCTTTATGTACTCCAGCTGTTTCTTGGATGTGCCCAAATTGGGCACGCCCTTCAGCACGTCCGCAAGATCAAACATTTCCCTTCCCTCCCCGCATGTAAGCTTTCACGAAGCGCCGGTAATCCACGCCGGCGGCGCTGTTGGGGCTGGATGCCAGAAGCGGCCGCTGCTGCCATGTCATCCGGTCGACTTTGTCACTCCGCCGGATGTGGGGGAACACCGTCAGCCCCGCATCCGCCAGCATCTTTTCCGCATCCTGCATCTGCGCGTCCCGGTACCACATGGTGGGCAGCACCCCGGCAAGCTTCAGCCGCGGGTTGATCTTCCGCATATTGCTGATCTGCCGCATCAGGTTGCCCATGCCCCGGAGGGAAAAGGCATCCAGCTTGATGGGGATGATGATATCATCGGCAGCCACAAGGGCAGCGGCGCTGGCAGCGTTGAACGCCGGCGGGCAGTCGATGAGGATGTAGTCATACAGCCCATTCGCTGCCTCCACGAATCGCCGCAGCACGTTCATGCTCACCCGTCCCAGCTCCACCTTGCTCAGATCTAAATCCATGAGACTGTCGTCGCCGGGAATCAGGTTGACCCCGTCTACGGTGGTTCCCCGGATGCAGTTGGCGCAGAAGGTAACGGGGTCAGGATAACTGTCAGGCAGCCGGAGAATGTCGGCCAGCGTCCCCTTGTCGGAGGCACCGCCGAAAAACTCGGTGCAGTTGCACTGGCAGTCCGCATCGATCAGCAGCACACGGGCTTTGTAATCCCGGGCAAGGATCGCGGCCATGTTGACCGTGGTCACGGTCTTGGCGACGCCGCCCTTCAGGTTTAAGATTGCGGTTGTTCTCATGTAATTTCACCCTTTCTTTGAATTTTGTGATTTATTTTTGCTCCGCATCAAACGGAGTTTCCACATCCATGCAGAGCTGGGGGTATTGGTCTACCTGGTTCGGCATCACATAGCTGGAATAGTCAAACGGCTTCAGCGGCTGCTGTCCCTTGCCGATAAAGCGGAACTGCTGCCGCGCGCCGTCAAAGGCCAGCTTTGTAATGCTCAGAGCGCCGTCCTTGTTCTTGGCGATGATCAGCTCCCGGGGCTTGTCCGGCTCCTCCAGCGGGTGGAGGAAGAACACGCCGTCGGCGTCCTGCTCGATCTGGCCGCTGGAGCGGAGATCTTCCAGCCGGGGACGCTGGGCGTGACCGGACTTGTCCGTCTTCGTCCGGCTCAGCTGGCACAGGGCGAGGCAGAAGATCCCGAACCGCTGGCACATGGTGTGCAGTGCCTTGGAAACCGCCGTCACCTGCGTGTATTCGTCATTCCCCGGGGCGGCGACGATTTGCAGATAATCCACGATCACGATATCCAGCCGCTTGTACAGTGCCCGATCCTGCATCTGCTGCACGGTACGCCCGGCGGCGGAAAACAGGAACAGCGGCGCGGAGTTGATCCGGGACGAAATGGAGCACACGGCCGCCATCTGCTTATCGTCCAGCGTCCGCTCCTTGATCGCGTCCATCGGGACACCGGAAGCGCAGGCGACCAGTCTGTCCATCAGCTTTTCCCGGCTGGTTTCGTGGGAGAAGAACCCCACCCGCTTGTTGCACACGACTGCCCAGTACAGCGCCGCCTGAAGGGCAAAAGCGCTTTTACCCGCCGAAGGCCGGGCGCCCACGATGAAGTAGTCGCTTTTCTCCGCCCGGATCATCCGCCGAAGCTGAGGGACAAACCAGTCCAGATAGTCGGGCTTTTTCTGGTATCGGTGCATCCAGTCGGAAAAGCCCTGCGCCAGACTCCACACATCCCCGTCATCCCGCACCGTTTCAGAGGCGGCATTTGCGAGAAGCTCCGCGCCTTCCTCCTCCGTCGAGATCCGGGACAGCGCCAGCCCAGTATCCCGAAGCTTCAGCACCCGGGACTGCTGCTTGACGATATCCACGTACATCTTGCAGTTCGCGGCGGTGGGGGTAATGTCCATCAGCTGGACGATAAAGTCCTTGTAGGAATCGCCCACGACATTCAGCACCGCGACCGGGTCAACCGGCTTTCCGGTGGTGTACAGTTCCCGGATAGCCCGGTACAGCGAGCGGTAGCTTTCGCAGAAATCTTCTTCCGCCAGACCGAACACTAGGAAGCTCGCGCACCGGTCATCGATCAGGACGGAGCCGAGGACACTCTGCTGCGCCTGCATCCATGCTTCATAGGAAACGCTACTCAAAGTAGTCCACCTCCGGTTCCGCGGTCCCAATTTGGGCACCGTAGTTATCATGCAGCCAGCGGTTAAAATCGTCCGGCTTCGTGATGGGGTAAAGCTTTTCCCAGTTGGATTCAACCGACTGGGACAGTACATAGCGCATGGCGGCGAGCCGATACTCCGGGAAGTCCGCCGAGTAGTCCAGCAGCTTCTTCGCGTGCCGCCCGGCGGCGTTCACCGTCAGGATGGGCTTTTTCTTGGCCTTGCGCATTTCCGCGAAAGCGTGCAGGTCGCCGATCAGCTTCGTCGTTTCCTCCGGGGCGGCGTCCAGCCGGACAGCCCAGTTGTCGAACCAGTCGAACAGCCCTTGATCCGTCAGATACTCTTTCGGCGCGCTCGCTTTTTTGTTTATTTTATTATTAATATCCTTATTATTTATAACCCCGTCAGGATTGGCGGGGTTAACCCCGTCAGGATTGACGGGGTTTCGAGGGCAGACTTCCACCGTAAAGATTTTGCGGAGGGTTCCGCGCCCACCTGAACCGTCTTCAATCCGTATGTAGCCGCCGTCCAGCAGCTGCTTGAGCGTCCTCTGAAGACTCCTTTCCTCCACGTTCAAGTACCGCATCAGCGTCGAATTTTTGGCAAACGCGAACCCGTAGCTGTTGGACATGCAGGAAATCAGCCCATACAGGAGCTTCGCCCGATCACTGATCTCCCGATCAAACAGGACGCGCGCGGGAATATTCGCCCACGCGGAGAATTGCTCCCGTGGGATCTGCTCAGCCATTGTAGTGCCTCCCCTTTGTTAAATTTGTTCTTCGCCCCGGTGAGGGCTGTCCCACGGCCATTGCACCGAGCGCCGAAGCGGCGGCAGAGGCAAACCGTTGTTCTCCAGATTCACCAGCTGCCCATAGGTAAGACCCCGGGCTTCCGCCCGCGCGTCCTGCTCCTGAAAGGTATACCGGGGCTTCGGCGGCGCCGGGGGCGTCACGACGGCCTGCTTGTACTGCTTTTTCGGGCGGCACTCATAGCAGAGCCGTTTCCGCCCGACGGGCAGAAGCTTCCCGCACTTTGTACAGCGCGTCCGTGGATCTTTGTATCGGATGTCCGTAGTTTTCACCCTCTCCGGGATAAAGTGGAGGGCAGCGCAGGAGTCGAACCTGCTCCCTCCCGCTGTGCTGCGGGAGCGCATCCTCATGCGCCAGCTGCCCATATAGGAGGGCTGTTCTTCCCCGGTACGCCCTCGGCTCCCGGTATTGGTCGCACTACAAGACCCGCCGCGAGGGGGACTCGAACCCCACTATGTCGCCGGGCGGGTGCTTGATCTCACCCTGCGGGAGGGCTCTATCTCACCCAGCCCGACGCCCACGCCATCGGGTCGCGGCATGTGTGCAGTACCGTACCGGCCTGTCCCGCCGAATGATTTTATTCAGCGTTACGAGCGGCCGGCTTCCGGATTTTTACGATGCTCAGGAATCCCGGTTCAGATCCCTTTTTCAGAGCTTGCCGGATGTACGCTTTACACTGCGGCTTGCTTCCGCTGAATACGTCCAGTCCGCTCTCAGTCACCACCTGCCACATATCGGCACCTCCTTTGTTGTACTTATCCCGCGCGGCCGGTCTGTCCCGGCTGTCATGCGTCCGGCCTTTTCCGCATTGCCACCGCTTTTACCCTTGCGGGGGGCGCGCCCCTTACACTAGGCCGGGCGCGGGATGCTTGCTGGCTGTTCCACCCATCGACGCGCTGCCAGCATACGCGGTTTCATTCCGGGGAGAATCACCCCCGGCGGGCATGGTAGCGGGATTCCGCCCGCCGCGGCCCCGTCTTTCCGGGGTGCCAGCATGGGAGAAAGGAGAGTATCCGGGAGACCGGAATCGAACCGGCCTTCAGTTGGAAAGGGTCCAATCCAACGCGCCTGCGGGAGGTCTTCAGACCGCATCCAGGCCCCGGTGGGATGCCGCGTTATTCGCCACACGGCTCAGGGGCGCCGCCCTCAGAATCCAGCCGGGCGGCAGCCGTACTTTTTCACATGCCACGCTATGTAGGCATCCTCGTTCGCCCGGCAGTACGCCGCAGCTCTGTGGGCTAGTTCCCGGCAGGCGGCGTGGAAGTCCACTGCTGCAAATACCTCTCGCATATCCGCACCGCTCTCGCCAGAAACTCCGCCGCTAGCGGAGACATCGATCGCAGCGCCATCGCTTCGCAGAGACATGCCGGCTTTATCCGGAAGCCCTCCCTCTCCAGCTGAAGTATCAGCCAGTCGTTCCGAAGCTTCTCCGCGTCCAGCGTCGCCCGGATAAACTGGGCAGCCTGCCTCCGTTCGCCCACCGTCTGGGGCAATCGCATAGTCAATCACAGGAACCTCCTCCAATGCTCGTTTTAGATGATTTAAGCCCTGCCCGGCTCATTCGTCTAGCAAAAACTGATCACCCAGCCGAAAAATTGCCTTTTCGAGAACCTCTTTGGCTTCTCTGATGGTTATATGAAAATCCCGGAGCCTATCAACCACTTTATCGGCGAAGTCCTCAAGTTCCTCATCCGTTTTGTACCTATAAGACATTTTGTCACCCCCTGCCCAAAGCCTTGAATTATTTTTCATGAACCACTTGCAAAAGGGAGTAGCGTATGCTATACTGAGTTTGCCGACAACATTACATCATACGCTACCCGATTCGTCCAGACATTCGTTTACAACGCCTGTCCGCCCGGTAGGAGCTTTTCAGCGCCTTCCGTTCCTTCTGCGAATCCCTTGAATTGGGATTCATGGCCTTAGTATAGTCCCATAAGTCCCATTTGTCAATACCCAAAAGTCCCATAAGTAAACGTTTGGAGAAGTGACCAAAATATGAAGGATAACAAATCTAATTTTTACGCAAATTTTGTGCAATTGTGCAAGGACAAGGGCGTAAAGCCCTCCAGAGCTGGAATTGAGGCCGGAATCCCGAAGCAAACAGTATCTAACTGGAAGTCCGGCAGCCGTCCCGGCGATGTACACATTGCGAAACTGGCCGACTACTTTGGCGTGCCAGCCGAATATTTCTCGGAGGAAACTCCGACAGAAACAAAAGCATCCCCGACCGCAGTCGGGGACGCCATGAAAGACCTCATGAATCATCTCTTTGACTCTCTTTCGGAGGATGCGAAGCAGGAAGCTCTTTCCGGCCTTTTGGAGATTTCTCGCAGAGACAAAGCAAAAGACAGATAAACTCCGCCTTTCCGCTTACGGACAGTGTTTCATAGATTCTGTTGATTTCTTCTCTCGCTGTCATGGTTTGCTCCTCCGTTCTATGTATTTAGTGGTATCATTCCCGTGGAATCACGGGAATGGAGCTGGTACCAGCTCCGGATTTATTATAAAACTTGTGCCCAATTTGGGCACAAAATAGAAAGAAAGAGGGAACACACATGAAAAAAGTTTTAATCGGCCTTGGGGTAATCATTGGCCTGTATCTGATTACTACATATCCGGGCTACGTAATTGCCGCAGTTGTGCTGGCCGTTGGCGGCTTTATAGCTTACAAGGTCGTGAAGAAACGCAAGGCAGCACCAGCAACTCCGGCCACTCAGATTTCTGCACCCGCATCCACGGAAGCACCCCCCATCGCCAGTGTTACCGCGTCAGCTCCTGCGGCAGCACCGCAGCCCGCGCCGAAAAAGCCAAAAGTTGACGTCCGAAGCTACACCGTCAAAGGCGTTTTCAATCACGAAGAGGAAATCTTCCACGAAATGATGATCCGGAATCCGGAGTTTGATTATACAAAATCTGAGCTGGTGGATTGCGGCGCAGTCGATATGAATACCTATGAATGGGTACCCAGGGACGGAATGGAGCTGGAGTTGGTTCCCGAGCCGGATTGCAAGTACGACCCCAACGCGGTAAAGGTGGTTATCGGGGGACACCACATCGGATACATTCCGAAAGAAAAGTGCCTGGAGGTGCTGGAGCTTCTGAGCAGCGGACGAATTGAAAGAATGAGCTACGATCTCATTGGCGGTAAGTATAAGCGGGTGGACGAAGACTACGATTTTGAGAAGGACAAATCCACATATACGATGGAGGAGGGGAAGCGGGAGCTGGGCGCTGCCGTTTACCTCACGGTTACGCCCCAAGAGTAAGGCTTAATTGCCCGGTCTCCCCGTGCCACTGGAGAGGCCGGGCGTGCCGCCGGAGTGGTGTGTCCCTTGCCGGTTGCGAGTTCATCATACCGCACACCCCTGCGGTTCGTAAATGAGCAATTATGCAATATCCGTTCCAATAACGGAACGCTTCGGTTCAGGAGGTATTTTATGGATATTGAGACCCATCTGATGGAGCTGGATGCCCTGCGCATCGCCCACGGGATTTCCTACAAAGCCCTCGCCGATGCTTGCGGCGTATCCAAAAGCACAATTTACCGCACCTTTAACAGAGCCACGGAACCCACCGTCCAGCTGGTGCAGCGTATGGAGGCGGCCGTCCAATACACCCCGGAGGAGGGCACAAAGCTTCCCTCGGCCAACTACTCCGTGGAGGAATACGTGGAGTATCTGCAAGCCACCATCACCCGGCAGAGCGAAGACTACCGGCGGCACATCATGCAGATGCAGACCTACTACGGAATGCTGCACCGTCAGGAGCACCGGGCAATTCTATTCCTGGCCATCGGCGTCACCGTGCTGGTGGTGTTTCTGGTTTCCTGGCTGGTGTTCGATATTCTCCACCCGAGCATTGGGTGGATTATGAGGTAACTATGAAAAATTGCGCCATTGATTTATCGTCTCTCACCCCGGAGGAGCGCCGGCAGTTCTCGGAAAATCCCGGGGTTCTTTCGTTCGATTGCCCGGAAGCCTGCTGCCTGTACATGCGCTATTCCTCCGATCGGCAGACAGAGCAGTCCATCGAGGGGCAGCTCCGGGAGCTGGTGGCCTACTGTCTTCAGCACGATCTCCGCATTGCCGCCGTATACGTCGATCGGGCAGTCTCCGCCCATACCAGCATGGCGAAGCGTGCGGCCTTCCAGAAGATGCTTGCCGACAGCAAGCGCTCAGCCTGGAACACCGTGCTTGTCTGGAAGCTGGACAGGTTCGCCCGGAACCGGCAGGACAGTGCCGCCGCCCGCGCCATTCTGATCAAGAACGGCTGCATGGTAGTCTCCGCCACGGAGAACATCACCAACAGCCCCGAGGGGCGGCTGCTGGAGTCCGTTCTGGAGGGCTTGAACGAATACTACTCCGAGGACTTAAAGCAAAAAATAAAGCGGGGAAACCGGGAGAGCGCCCTGAAGGGGCAGGCTCTGGGCGGTTCCGTCCCGCTTGGGTACAAAATTGAAAAGAAGAAATGGGTAATTGATCCGCTCACCGCGCCGCTGGTGGAGGAAGCCTTCACCCGCTACGCTTCAGGGGAAACCGCCGCCGCCATTTGCAGCGATTTCAACGCCCGCGGCTACCGCACATCCAAAGGGGCGGAGTTCAACAAATCCAGCTTCAAGAATATTTTCCGGAATGAGAAGTACATCGGGGTATACAAGTACACGGATATCCGGCAGGAAAATGCCGTCCCGCGCATCGTGACGGACGACGTGTGGAATCTCGTGCAGAGCCGCCTGAAAGACAACGCGGCAGCGCCGGCACGAGGCAAAGCGAAAGTCGCCTACCTGCTCACCGGAAAGATATTCTGTGGGAAGTGCGGCTCGCCCATGATCGGAGAGTCCGGCATCAGCAAAGGCGGCGGAAAGTACACCTATTACACCTGCGCCAACCGCAAGCACCGCCGCGCCTGCGACAAGCGCCCCGTCCCCAAGGACTGGCTGGAGGATATCGTCGCCCGCGATGCTCTGGAAGCCCTGACGGACGAGATTATCGACTACGTGGCCACGGTCGCCGCCCAGCAATCCGAGGACGAGATAAGCCAGAACACCAACATTCCCGCCATCCAAAAGGCGATAGCGGAGATCGAGCGAAAGATCCGCAATCTGACAAAGGCCATCGAGGCCGCCGGCACCGCCCCCGACGCGCTGGTGGGCAGAATTTCGGAACTGGAATCGCAGAAAAAGGGCTTGCAAGGCCAGCTGAAGGAAGCCCAGCGCAGCGTGATGCCGCTGACGAAGGAACAGGTCGTATTCTTCCTAGAAAGCGTCCGGGAGCAGGCCGTCCCGCTGGAAAGCCAGAAGTACATGCTGATTGACATGTTCGTGAATTCCGTCACCGTCTACGACGATGATCCCGGCTATATCACCATAAAAACGGCATACAATCTCACAAATCTCCCCGGGAAAACATATAGAATCCCAACTTCTAAAGATGAAACAGTGTTCGGATTTGACGGCGAATGTACCACCATACGGCACAAATCCGAACACAACAGCCATTTCACGGCAGTTGTTATTGGGACGGTTTTTGTGCAAACGAGAAGACACGCCCTGCCATGATGGCAAGGCGTGTCTTTGTTGTGCATACCGGAGACTACTTCTTATACATCGCCTGAAGAATCCCGACTTTCTCCGCCTCCTCCACAGCCTCACCGTGGAGGTATCTGTAGAGGATCAACATAGATGCCGGCGTCTCGCCTTTCTCTCGGCGGCAGCTTTCGATGATTCTCACTACTTCCTTATGGAGAGAGTTCATGTGGTTCAGCTCCTCACCAGACAGACGGTAGTATGTGTCCGCCGTTTCCGGATCAGTAGCCCTGATCTCCAGCGCATCCTTGATGTAGCGCTTGGCGTCGGCGACTTCGTCCTTGATGTGGTGCATCAGTCTTTCCCAATCTTCCACGCTCAGCCCTCCTGAATGTACGAATAGATTGCGTCAATGTCCTTCTTGCCCAGCTTCATGGTGATTTTCAGAAACGGGATTTTCACCGGCAACGGCTCCGTACCCAGGTACGGTTTTGCCGCCGCATACAGGGCATCCACGTCCACAAGGCCGTTTTCTTTATCGTAAACGCCCAGCGCCTTGACCACGGGGTGGTCTTCATACTGGGCGAGGATCTTCGGGAGATTTGCAGTGAGCAGTCCTCCGGCGCCGGCGACGAGGACTCGATCCCAGCCCGTAAGGCTGGGGGCAATATCACGGTCAACGAACTTTGCAATACCGGATTGCACTTTTTCCATTGGAATCATACGTTACCTCCTTAAAATCAGGGGCGGCAGACGCCGCCCCATTGCATAAAACAGGGACGTTCCAGATTGTGCCCAAAGTGGGCACAATTCAGGGATTACTTGCAGTCACAGCCGCCGCACTTGGGCAGGGGGTTGTACAGCGTCTGTGCCGTGGTGCCGGTTCCGGTGGTCACGTCGGCGACCTGCTTGGGATAGAAGGCCGCGTTCATGTAGTTCACCAGAGCATTGTCCGCGCAGCAGCGCCGCTCCGCCTCGATCTTGATGTCCTTGGACAGTTCGGCCCTGACGCAATCCACGTCCTGACGAACCAGCACAAAGCTATCCTCCGTCCGCTGATTGTGGACGGCCTGATCGCACAGAGCCTTGCGGATGTCCTTCAGCTGGCTATCCATGTAGGCGTACATCTCAAGAGCCTTCTGATCGTTGTAAGTATTCGCCTTCAGCAGCGAAATCTCGGCATCCTTGGCGGCCAGCTTCTGCTCACGCTCCAGCTCGTACCGGCTCACGGGCATATTCTCGCTGCATCCGCCCCAGCCATAGCCATAGGGCATGGCGGGCATAACGGGAGTGGTGGGGACGGTGTTCTGATGGCCCAGAGCCAGAGCACCCAGCCCGCCCATGGCGTTCAATACGCCAAGGGACAAACCGGCAATGCCTGTTCCAAGAGCCGCACCGGCCACGTTTTTGCTCGCATATTCCTTTTCGACTTCAACCATGTTAAAGCCTCCTTCAAAATATTAGGAGATGGCCACCTTCTACCTATAGGATAGCACAAAAGCAGGCGCACGATTTATCATCGTTACGCCTGCTTTTTCTCAGGAAACTATCAAATTATAATCAGATAATCAGATCATCCGGGAGTATGGCACTAAATCCCTTCACTGCATCATATTTCTTTTGCAGGCGTTGGACGATCCGATTTATCGTAGCAAGGGACACATGCAAATTCTGCTCCTGCCATTTCTGGCTTTTCCCGGCGGCTCGGGTCGTGAGGATTTCCATTTCCAGAGGCGTCAGAAACGCCAACCGGCCAAATTCATCCACCAGCACCCGATTGATCCGGGATCTGTCCATCTACGGCATCACGCTTTCTGCACCGCTTCCGCCCGGCGCACGGCATCAGACGTAGATTCTTCGAGCAGCGGCTTCTTAAATGCCTCATTAAATTCAGCCACAGCCGCCTCAATCAAAATCTGCATCTCCTCAGCGTCAAAATCAATGCCTTTCTTTTTCAGCAGTGCCTCGGCGGTCTCCAGTGCCTTGGCCAGCTTGTCCGCGCCGTGGAGGGTATTCCACACCTGCTCCACGAACTGCACCGCCACACGGGCGATCGCGCGTTTAGTGTCGTCGTTGATGTACTTCACAGCCAGCTTTTTGATGGCATAGCCCAGGCAGCCGAAGATCGCGCACAGAATGGCCGCAATGATCTGCGTTCCGTAGTGATAAATGAAATATTCCAGCATAATATATTCCTCCTTAGTTATGTAGCGGAAGTTTCCGCACTTCCTCCATTACACGTTTCGCAGAGCCGTTGCCTCCGGCCTCTGCGTATGGCTCATAAAGATAGTCGTTCAGATTCTCGTATTCATCACGGGTGATATACCCCCGCTCCACGTATTTCATACCAAGAAATGTGATTCTATCATGGGCGATTCCTATCAAAAGGCGAGTGCTTGCGCTTTTCTTTGTCCGGCGGGCATCCAGATAGCTCCAGAAGCCCGCCGACCCAATCAGCGTGATTAGAATCGTAACGGCAGTTTTTACCAATTCGTGCATCTCGTTCCTTCTTTCTTAGCCGTTCCACCGGCTGTATTTTCCGTCATCCTGGTGGATGCCCCAGATGTATTTCCCAATACCGCCCCGGCCGGGAATCATTTCCGCATGAACCTCCACGGTAATGTTGTACAGCTCGTCCACGGAGATATTGCCGTCGATGGGAGCCAGATCAATAGCGTGGCCGGTCATGTGGTTGGAGTTTGCCACGCCGCGCTGTTCGGCGTTCCACCGCTGGCAGCGCAGAGCGGAATTGTTCCTCAAGGGTACGCCAGCCCGCCGCCTGACTTCGTCAGCAATCAGCATCGTGGTTTCGGACATTTCCGCCGGGTAGCCGTTGCAGTATTTCCCGCCGCATTTACACCGGCATTCCGCCCTGGTAAAATATTGGATTTTATCCCAGAATGTCCCCGTTTTCGGCGCGTCGCTGCTCTCCGGCTTCTCCACCTTTACCGCCGTCCCGGCAATGGCTCCGATCAGCATTTTCTGGGTAGCCGCACCCGGTATCCCGTCCACGGTAAGCCCATAGTCGGCCTGAAACGCCCGGATAGCCCCTTGGGTGTTCCTGCCCTCAATGCCGTCAATCGTGCCGGGGGAATAGCCAAGGTAAGTCAACAGGCACTGAATTTGTTTGACGGTCACGCAATCACCACCCCGTACTTCGCCAGAATGGCAATGATATCATCGGTAAGGATTTTCTTAAGCTGACCGGGGGGCAGCTTGGCGATGCTTGCGGCGATGGTGCGCATATCCTGCTCCCCGTCCTCGGCGGCGCGGATTTCCACCAGCCGCTTTTTGGCTCCGTTAATCCATTTCTTCATCCGGCTTCACCTCCAAAAGATTCAAGGCTTCCTGCATGTCGGCACCTTCGGCTTTCATTTCGGCGATTTTTGCAAGAATTCTCTGTTTTCTTTCTTCAATGGTCACGTATTATTCACCCCCAGAGCGGTTTCAATTTCAGTCAACGCAGATTCATATTCGATATTCTTCTTCTGTGCTTCTTCCAGCGGGGTGAGGATTTCCACCCCGTCCCGATAGAATTTACCATTGCTGTAGGCATCGCCGATTCCTACCGGACGGTCTGCGGGGTTGATTAGGGATTCAGTTTCAGGCTGGGAATCGGAACACCACAGCATATTAGCCACGGTGCCGTTTTCGACGAGTGCCATTGATTTTGCCATTATGCAGCCCTCCTTGCATTGCGGATGATTGCGATGCCGGAACCGCCAGAAGCGTATGTTGCAGCAGAAGATAAGTTACCAAGTCCACCACCGCCGCCGCCCGTGTTTGCGTCACCGTTTTTGGGTCTTGGGTCTGCACCAGCGCCGCCACCATCACCACCGCCGCCGGCACCGCCAGATGATGTTTCATTAGTCGTTACAGCCCCGCCTCCGCCACCGCCAGCGTAAAGTGTGCCATTGGCTTCCTCAAATTCTCTTGTTGTTGTTCCCTGGCCGCTACCACCATCACCACCGCCGCCAGAAGACCCATCTGAACCGCCAGAAAAACCAGCCCCTCCAACTTTCCCTGAGCCGCCGCCAGAGCCACCTGAACTAGGATAATCACCGTTTGTGCTAGTGTCACCGCCATTGGCAGTCAAGCCAAATGCAGACGTTGCGCCCCCGGCGTTTGGTGGGACTCTATTACTTGTAGTGGGGGCAAGGCCGCCTGCACCAACTATGATTGGATATTCTATACCTACCTTCACGGAAACGGATTTTTGCGTCTTTGTATACCCACCACCGCCGCCGCCACGTCCGCCACCGCTTGCGCCACCCCCAACAAGGAAGACGTCGATACCGTCCTCTGCGCCGTTGAGATTGGTAAACGTCAGCGTACCGGAGGTGAGGAAGCGGATTTTCCAGTTGCCCTGAGATACGGTGATAGGCTCGTCGGAATCGTTGACAATCTCATAGTCACCGGTGTAGGTGAATTCGGGGATGGTACTAAGCGGAATCGATACGGAATAATCTGTCACAATGATCACGGTTTTCGCAGTCGGCTTGCCATTTCTGGTGACAGCTACCGTCCACGCTCCTGCCTTCAATCCCTTGAATACTGCCACACCGCTGGCATTTGCAGCCTTTGCCTGCGATTTATCACCGTTGGAAACCGTCACTAGTTCCCCAGGACTCACCGTAACCGTCAAAACGCCTCCCGCCCCACCACCCTCCGTCACGTCAAGCTTGCTTACAATTCCGGTAATACCGCCAGGCCCCAGAGACACCACGCAAACAGCTACCTGATATCTGGTGCCAGTAGCGTTGATGTCGGCTGTGGTCAAATCAGCAAATCCGTTTGCATCCGTAGCATACTGGATTTCGTCCACCACCTGGTCAAAGGTGTCCTTCGTGCTGGTGCGGGTGACGTCGATCGTCAGCACCAGCCGGGCATACCCGGAGGTTGCCTCGGTTACTGCCCAGTTCTGGGACGACGGATGGATGATCTGACGCCCGCAGATCATGAGCTGTCCCGCCGTCATCGTAAGCGTAGAGCCGGAATAGCTCAGATCACAGCCGGTCAGGATGCCGTCGTCAAAGATGGCGCGGCGGATAACCGCATCGTTGGCCGGGGTCACCTTCTGATTGGGGAATGTCACACCGGTAAAATTCGCACTCATTTGATTACTCCTCTCAATTTTTCTGTGGCCGTAGTGGCCAGCTCACCGGACTTGTAATAGTAACGGGAGTCCTCGCTGCTTTTCCGTTTATAGGAGATGTAGGAACGGAGGATCTCGCCATAGGCATAAAACGTACAATTATCCTGTACGTTAAGGTCCAGAGTACTCCAGAATTCCAGCTTGTGGTTGGTCTTGTTTTTGGCAAAAGTCTCTATGACTTTCGTCTCCACCTCTTCAAGCTTTTTGACGGAAATCGTGTCCCACGTCCCCGAAGCCCGGCGGGCGGGAACCGTCTGGGAAACAGAGCCGTCCTCCGCAAGATACCAGGTGCTTCTCTGCCGGGAAACGATAGGCTCCCCGTCGTCGTCCTTCTCTCCGGTATCTACGTCACACAGCACCGTCAGCTTAGCAGTGCCGGAAGCCGAATAGTCCAGGTTCTGAAGCTGACTTCTCCCATCGTCAAAGCTGATATTGTGGGCTTCGATCGGTGGGGTGGAGATGTTGCACAGCAGCTCATCGCCGCCGTCCGAAAACCGCACCGTTACCCGGTAGCTGCGGCGCATGAGCCGGGCATATTCGGAAAGCTTAAAGCAGTCGTTGTTGTCCAGCTCCGGAGGCGAAAAAGCGGTTGTGTCCAAATTGGAAACCGTCAGATATGGCAGCGCATAGGCGGTGTCCGTGCATTCAATCCAGTGCTCGGTCAGCTGCTGAACGATGAAGTTGCCGACGGTCTGCTTTGCGGTTTGCTCGGCGAGTTCCAGCGGCCGGGAAAAGGCGTCCAAGGGGGACGTGAGCGTCAACAGCGTGCGGTCGGTCTGGGGCTTCACGCCGGTTATGGAATAGACGCCGCCGTCGATCACCAGCCAGTTTCCCGCGTCGTTCTGGCCGATCTCCGTCCCCACCACCGTCACCGTGCTGTTCTCGGCGCTGAGACTGTCCAGGGTCAGCGCGCTGGAGATGACGGCGGCCATCCGGATCGTCCGATAGGTTGCGAAGCTTTTCACAAATGCCCACATGTCAAACGCTCCTGTAATAGTAGAATAGAGTGAGATCCGCAGAGCCGGTAAAGGCCGCGTCCGCCTCGATGGAGATGGTCACGGGTTCATCCACCGGAATGTGGGGAAACGGCGTGGTACTCAAATCCAGGGAGTCCAGCAGATCCGTCACCGTCCCGTCTGCGGAGACTTTTCGGACATAGGACTGTTCCCGGCGGCTGGAATATTCCAGCCGATCAGAGGCAACCAGAACCGCCGTAACGGAGCAGATGCCGAAGGTCTTGCCGCTGAGGTTGCCGACCATTCTGATTTTGGGGTTGGTGATTGCGCCGTAGTAGATCAGTTCCAGTGAACCGGGAATATGCCCGCCGCCGCGAAGCTCCCCCGCCAGAGAGCCGGAGCTGTCGACGCCATACATTAAGCTGCTGTCGTAGACATAGTCGTAGCGCTTGCTGCTGTCGCTCCCTGCGGTCTCCAGGGAAAGGGTCGTGGCATAGGGCTTATACCACGGGGTCTTTACGTAAAAGCTGCTGGGGACTTCCAGCCAGCCGACCTCGTTCAACTCGCCCTTCTGAAGGAAGTTGACGTCCACATCCCGCCGGTATTCCTGGTCGCCCGTGGGATTGTAGCAGAGGATGACCGTTCCGGCAGCGGCCAGCCAGTCCACAAAGGATTGGTAGACCGCATAGGCATTCCGAGTAAAGTATACCGTGAAAGGGACTGTCCCCTGCGGCTCGCTCTCGCCGCTGACGGCGAGGAAAAAGCCCCGGGTGAGGTCTGCGTAGGTGGGCGACAATGTATAGCCGAATCCGGCCAGAGAGGACACGTACACGCCATTTTCGCCGTTCAGCCCCCAGCGGTCGCCCGCTGCGTTTTGCAGGTAAACTTTTCGTATCCGTCTCATAGATCCTCTCCCAATTTCTCGTTGACCAGCTTCAGCAGCATGGAAATATCAGCGTCGGTCAGCTTCTGCGTATAGATCGTGAGATTCACGGTCTTGCCGCCGGCCGTGGCAACGGCGACATTCCGCGCACGGCGGGTGCCGTTCAGCTGGGGGACATCGAAGGAGGTATCAATGGCGTCCGCCATCTGGGCGTTGACCAGGCGCATTTCCTTCGTAAAGCCGGAGCCGATGCCCCGCGCCATCCAGATGCCGACCTCCTGCTCCATCACCTTGGATGGGGAATGGATGCCGAATTTTGACTTGATCCAGTCAACGGTATCATCCACCCACCCGGAAAGCAGATTATACAGCCATTCGGTTGCGCTCTTAATGCCGTTCCAAATACCCCGGATCATGTTTGAGCCAACCTGAAGGAATTTGCTGTCGCTGTTGGCCATGGCATCCATGAAGGTTGTGACGATGTTGTCCACAGCGTTGCCGATGTCGCTCAGACTGTTGAAAATGCCCTGCACCACGCCGAGCACCAGCTCGACACCGGCTTCCAGCAGCTGCGGGGCGGAATCAACTAGGGCGGTGAGCAGCAGGGTGACAAGCTGAACCGCGGCCGGAATCATTTCCGGTGCGGCCTGACCCAAGCCGGAAATCAGCTCAGAAACCATGCCGACGGCCGAAGTGATCAGATCCGGGCCTTTGTCGGCCAGCCCCTGGATGAGCTGCCCCACCAGCTCCACGGCGGTCTCCGCCAGCTGGGGCGCGGAATCAATGATACCGTTCAGCAGCTCCTCCACAAGATCAAGGCCCATGTCCAGCAGCTCGGGACCTTCCTCACTCAGGCCCTGAATGAGCGATTGGACAAGCTCCCTGCCGCCGTCCATGATGGAAGGCCCGTTCTGCGTCAGGCCGCTCAGCAGCGCTTTCACCACATCCAGAGCCGCCTTGGACAGCTCCGGGGCGCGGCTGGAAAGGCCGGTAATCAGTCGGGAGATCAGTTCCGCAGCGCCCTGCGCCATGTCCGGCGCGGCGTCCGCAATGCCGTCCACCAGCTCCATCACCAGATCCAGCCCCATATCAATCAGCTCGGGGGAAGCCTCCCCCAGGCCGTCAACCAGGCCGCCGAGAATGGCCTTGCCCGCTTCCAGGTACTGGGGCAGCTGCTCCTTGATCATGGTCGCGCCCTTGACGATGTAGTCGGTCATCACCTGGGTCTGCGCCGCGGTATCCGTGCCGGCTGCCTCCATGTCGGCGGCGAAGCTGTTCAGGAACTCAGCGCCTTGGGCAGACAGATCGCTGAGCATCGGCAGGAGGATGCCGCCCAGGGCGCTTTTCGCGCTGGCTACGGAGGCGTCCAGCCCGCTCAGACTTTCGGAGTAGGCCAGCCACTTCTCCTGGGATTCACTGAGGGTTTCGCCCGCGTCCTTGGCCGCCTGCGCTGCCTCGGCGGACTCCTTCGCGAAGGAAGCCATGGTGGTGATGACGGCCGTACCCATGGCAGCGGCGGCAGCAGTGGCCACGGCAAGCCCCTTGGCCGCACCAGCGGCGACGGTACCGAAGCCCTTGGCCATGGCGGCGGACGCGGACGCGACGCCCTTGGCCGCTGTGGCCGAAGCCGTGCCGACGGCCTTAGCGGCCGTCCCGGCGGCGTGCAGGCCGACCTTTGCCACCTTTCCGGCGGCACCCACAACGTCCAGCGCCTCGCCCAGAACGGGCACATGATGGGCGGCGGCCTTGACTTCTGTGGCCGATTCCTTGACTTTGCTCCCGAACGCTTTCAGGGAGCTTCCGAACGTTTTGGCCGCACCGGCGGCCTTCTGGGTGACGGGAGTGTAGGCACTGGCAGACTTATTGGCTGCCTCCTGCGCCGCCGCTTCCTCTCTGGCGGCCTTCTGGGCAGCTTCCAGAGCATCGGCATTTTCTTTTGCGGCCTTGGCGGCTTTCTGCTGAGCAACTATAGCTTGATTCAGGGCTTGCTTAGCTTTATCCGTTGCAGCAGCGTCTTCCCCAAGGGTCGCCTTCAGATGCTCATAGCGCTGACGTAAAGCGTCAACCTTTGCATCATTCTGGGCGGCCGTCTCCGCGAGTATCTTCTGTTTGGCGGTCAGAGCGTCGATGCTGTCGGCGTTCCCGTCGAATTCGGCGGACGTGGCCGCCATATCGGTACGGAGCGTTTTCAGATTGCTGTTGATCGCCGTCATGGCGGAGTTAAATTCCTTTTCGCCGCCAAGGACAATTTCTGTTGCAATTTGTCTAGTCGCCACTGCGTGCCTCCTCTCTGGGCGTCAGCACCTCCATCAAGTCCGAGAACATTCCGGGGGTGAGCATCAGGGCTTCTTTGGTGCTGAGGTGGAGCCGAACAGCCGCCGCAGCCAGGAAATAGATTCGCGTAGGGCCGCCGCCCTGGCTTTTTTTTCGGCTTCCTCCCGTTCCAGAAGAACGAGGTTCACCTCCTCGTCCTCGTCCGGCTTCGGAATATCCCGGTGGAAGCCCTGTTCCAGCGCATCCCGGACGGCCTGCCGGAGGAGAACGCTGTCGGCGGCCATGAAGCCGGTGCGAAGCTCCTCAAGGGTGAGCATCTGCTGGGGCGATTCCCCACGGTGCCGCCGCTGCAGCTCTCCCTGTGACGCCATGAGTGCCGCCAGCCAGCAGCAGTTTTTCCAGCCCTCCAGAGTAGGCTCCAGAACGTGGGTGGTGCCGAGAATGTCGGAGGTATAGCCGAACTTATCATAGATGGTGAAAAGCGCTTCCGCCGTGAACGACAAGGCGTAAGTCTTTCCGTTAAATTCAAAGTCAATATGTTTCATATTTCCTCACAATCCGCGTTCGCGCAAAATCTGGGTCAATTCCGCGTCCATTGCATTGTAGACTTCCTGTTCGGACTCTTCTGCGGTATTCTCCATGAAGTGCGTCGCGCCGATACGAGGCGAGCCGTATTCCAGAATAAAGGCAACTTCCGCATTAGTACCCTGATAGCTACCATTCGACCGCCGCTTTCCACGCCGTTTCCCGGTGCTGCTTTTCGGATGTTTTCCCATAGGAAGCACGGAGATTCCCGCGCCGTCCTCCCATACACGCTCTTTCAGCTTGAAGGAGTTTGCCAGCGAACCAGATCTCTGGGTAAATATCGCACGCACTTTTTCAATCAGGCGCTCCCGAAGGATTTCTGCACCCGGACGGATAATACGCAGGAGATCATCCCCAGAAAGATTCGCCATTTTGTCAAAAGTAAGATCCAATGCATCCACGCCGTTATATTTGAACTTTGCCATTACGCCACCTCCGTCTGAAGAATCGTCCGGAAGCAGCCGTAATCCGGGTCGTAGCTGCTGCCCTGATCGGAATAGGGCAGCTCCAGCTCGTACAGCAGATCCGTCACCGCATCGATGATAGGATCCGGGAACTTTGCGGCCAGAATGTCCAGCTGCACCTTTGGAATCGCCGTCTGGGTGCGGTCGTCGCCGTCCAGCGTCCGGGAGCCGTAGGCCGACCACACCACGCAGGGACGGACGCCCGCCGGGGCGGCGGTCTGGTAGCTGGCAGGAACCGCCGCTTTCAGAGCGTCGGAAAATTCAGTAAGCGTCATAAGCGTCCTCCATTCGCATCAGGCTGAGCCACGTGACCGGCAGGCCGTCGCCGTCCTCCCCGGTCTGGGCCTGCTCCACCCGGTAGGTGTGGCCGCCCAGCCGGGCATAACTCGCGGCGGGGACGTCCCGATGCAGGGGCAGCTCCACCAGCTTGTCCACCCGGCTGCCGTTGGCCACGGACTCCCAGAACCGGCTGGCGTAAACCGTCTTCTCGGCGCACCATGCGTTAAACTTCTTTACCAGGCACCCCTCGGTGGGTATGCCTTGGGTGTCCGGCATGGCGAGCAAAGAAATGGGTTTATCGTAGATCACGTTGCCGCCTCCTCTCCGGTCGCGGCGCGCACCTTCCGATCCCGGATGATCTGTCTGAGCATCTCCGTCTTTCCCGCGCCGGTGACACCATGCCGGTAGAGATACGCGGCATAGGTCATCTGATCCATGTCATCCTCCAGCACGCCGGGGGACAGGACGATACCCATACCGGCGAAGGAACCCAGCGCATAGGTAAGCAGATACGTCAGGTACTTCAGCAGATCCGCCGGGATGGTAGAATCGTAATAGCCCAGGTTGGCTTTCAACAGGGCGAGCGCTGCGTCTGAGAATTTGAGATTATCAGCCATAGTGGCCTCCATTCTACGAAGCAGGCCGGCAAAGTGCCGGCCTGTATGGTGTGAACATTAACCGCCGCCAGCAGTGGCCGCGACGAAAATTCCGGCAATGTAAGCCTTGGCTTCGGCCAGCGTCTCAAAATCCTGCTGCATACGCCAGCTGGAAAGATTATCCTCCATCACCTTGAAGGAGACGGCATTGTTCTTTGGGCTGAGCTCGCCCTGCTTCTTGGTATCGGCCTCCTGCTTCTCGGAGGAAGGCATGGCTTGAGCTTTGCGCAGGCAGGTCGCGCGGTAGATGATGGATTTCGTTTTCGTCAGGATCGGCTCGATAAAGCTCAGGCCGCCGGGCGTCGCCCGGTCAGAGCTTTTGCTTTCCATGCCGCCCTTATCACTGTCGGTCGCTTCGGTGTAGGTATGCCCGAACAACGTGGCGTTGACGGACAGCTCGGACATGGTTGTTTCGGTATCCAGCTGGGCAGAGACAAACACCTCATCTTCCACCTGTGTGATATCGTCGCCGGGGATGGACGCGGACGCTGTGGTGATGGACAGATAGCCCTTGACGGCAGCGCCCAGATTGATGGATTCGTCATAGGTGGGGTGGCTGCTTGCGGGTTCTGACTTGATCGGCCAGAAGTCAAGCGTCTGCATACCCAGCGGCATTTTTACGATACTTTTCTGAATTGCCATTGGTTACTCCTTTCACGGTGCGCCGGGGCGGTCAGACCCCGGCGCGGGAATTATCAGGTCTTTGCGGTCACGCTGGCACAGTAGCCGATGGAGATCACGCGGCCGTTCTCGTCCAGCTCCACCACCGTGACGCCGGAGCCGGTAGGCGCGGCAATGCTCGTGGTGCCGGAGACGATGGTCGTCCAGCCCTTACCGGGGACGTCGCCCTTCGCAACGGCGGCGGGAGCGCCCACGAATGCCTTGAAGGTGTTGGAGGCGCTGACGGCACCCGCCACGGTCAGCTTGGTCTCGCCGGACTCAGCGCCTGCGGCGGAGGTCACCACCAGGGAGTTGGCGGGAGTGTTCACGTAGTCCGGGGCAAAGCGCATGGTGGTAGTCACCTCGGTATTGTCATAGGTCGCGCCCACGAACGCCTCGCCGGAAACAGGCTGGCCGTCGTACCGGGCTGTACCCTTGTATACCGTCTTGTCCTGGAGGAAGAAGGGAATGTCGGAGGAAGCGAAGGTGCCGCCCTCGCGCTCCACCAGCAGGTACTCGCCGCAGTAGCCGCCGCAGATCATGTGATCTGGCATGAACTCCAGGGTGATGATCTCGCCGCCGATGACGGGCATGGTGTTTTCAATACCAGACAGCAGCGCCGCGTTGGAGTTGAATTCCAGGGCGCGGATCTGGAGATCCTGACGGGTCAGATCATTCATGATCCAAACTTTCCCGTCCGTGGTGAAGGTGGGCTTCGCCTTGGCCAGTGCCTGAAGCAGCGGGATAAAGAAGGCCGTGCCGTTCGCGGACGCCAGGTTGAGCTTCAGGACGTTGGAGGAGTGCAGGTCAACCCAGTCGCCCTGATTGTCGCCCCAGTAGGCAGGCTGCGCGGTCTGCGCCAGCCGGGTCATGATGCCCACGGGCATCTTGGAATTGGGGCCCAGACCGAAGACGATGGCCTTGTCCAAGGCGTAGCCGATGGACTGCCCCAGCATGTACATGATCTCCTCGCCCAGGGCGATATCGGAGTCCTTCAGGATGTAGTTGTCGATGACGATGAAGCCGCCAACCTTGTAGCCGTCCGTCTCGATCTCGGAAATACGGAACTCCAGGCTATTGAGAGCGCCGGCCATTTCCATCCAGATGCCCTCGGGGCATTTGCCGATGATGTTCTGCCGAGCTTCACCGCTGACGGAGCGCAGGCGAACCTTGGAGATCAGCTTGGAATACTGGTTCAGGTTGTCCCGGAGAATATCCAGAACTTCCTTGGGAATCGTCAGCTGAGCGCCGGTAACGCTGCGGACGCCGCGGGAAGCCAGATCACGGATCCGCTGAAGGAACGTCTTGACGGGAGAGGAAGCGTAGAACGCATCACGCTGGGTGCGGGACGCGAAGCAGCGGGAACGGCTGCGGAAGCGGCCGGACTCGGGAGCGGTCGCCGCAGGGGTACGGGAACGGGCGGGGGGATCGGCAGGAGGGTCTTCCTCGGGGGCAGGCTCGCCGGCATCGACCTCGGAAATAAGGGCGTCCAGATCAGCCAGCTCGTCCACGAGGGTGCCGATCTGGTCATTAACCTCCGTCTGGGCGTCGGTCACTTCGGTGATCTGCTGCTCCAGATCTTCGGGGATGGCGTCCTCGACGGCCGCCAGCTGCTGGGCGAGTTCATCCTCCTGCGCCCGGAGCTGCTTGGCGCGGGTGCGCAGTTCGGTAAGCTTCTTGGCTTTCAGGGAACGCTGCTTTTTCAGCAGCAGCTTATTTTTTGCCATGGTGTTTTAATCTCCTTTTCAGTTTGGTTTTCCGGTGTTCCAGCACGCTGCGCCGCAGGGCGTCCCCGGAGGCAGAACGGGCGGAAACGTAGGTTTGTTCGTATGCGGGGAATGTGCAGACCGAAACCTCCCAGAGCTTGGAGATCTTCCGGATGGTGCGCCGGACGCGCCCATCGGGGAGATCGGTGTACTCAACGGAGGACTCCTCAAATCCAAAGGAAGCCTGATCGACGTCACCACGCAGGACGCGGGCACGCAGGGACAGGGCGTCCGTGTCGTCAGGGTTGATCTGGATGGTTGCGAAAAGTCCTGTATCGTCAATGGAAAATTCCAGGGTCTCCACGTTGTCATTGTGCCGGCCAAGGCACAGCCGGGGGTCGTGGTCAATGAGTGCCCGGACGTCGGTCATGTCGGCATCGTCGAAGGCGTGCCGGTCAACGACTTCCTCGCACCAATCGTCGATGTAGTAGGGCTGCCCAAAAACCACGAAATAGCCGGAGAGGGTCATGGGCTGACCTTCTGCCGGGTCTGCCGCCCGGAACTCTGTCCGGCGGCTGCGGAAAGCTTTATCAGGCATTGGTTTTGTCCTCCTTCGGGGCCAGCTTCAGCTGGTTCCCCGACATATCATAGGGAATGTAGTTTTCAAGCACCTTGTACTCGGTAAGTCCCACGGGGTCGCGGTCGGCATCCTCCCGGACTTCATCGCCGTTCAGATAGCCCCGGTCGGCCATGGAATTGTCGATGTCGATCAGGGTCTTCAGGTCGTAGTCATACAGCCGACGGCGGGAAACCTTGAAATACCGGCGCACGTTTTCCAGAAGCTTCTGGGTGAGCTGCTGCTCGATCACCGAGGCAATGTGTACGCCCTCAGTCCGGATGAAGCCGTTATGAGCGGCGGCGCTGTAGTCGCCGATACCCACGAAGTAGGGCGGCACACCGAGGATGGACGCTACGGTGCGCTTGTCCAGCTCCACGGTGTCCTTGATAGCAAGATCCGTCAGGGAGAGGGGCTTCACCTGTTCGACCTTCACCAGATCCGCCGGGAGTATCCAGGGCTTGCCGTCCCGGGAATCGCTGAGGTAGGATTCCCGGAACTTGTCCCGTTTGCCTTCGTCCGAAAGGTCGGCGTCTGAGTTGACGAACACACACAGCGGCGGCGCGTAGTCCGGGGACGTCAGGCTTCTGCGAACGGCTGCGGAGTTTTGCAGGGAATCCACCACCGTTTGAAGAGAAAACCGATACCCGCGCCCCTGCCAGGGGGTGACCGGATCGGAGAACAGGCGGAAGTGGAGCACCTCGGTGGGATGGTAGAGCACCCCGCGCCAGCTGACCCGGTAGTCATCCGGCGTGTTTCCGGGAATGGCCGACGCGCCTGGCATTGGAACCAGCGCCGAGAAACGGCCGCCCTCGATCTGTGGCAGGACGAACGCATTGCCGTCGCCCTCCCCCAGCATGGTGGAGACAATCCAGTCCATCCAGCCGGAGCGGGTCGCCATTCCCGGCCAGGGGTCGATATCCACCAGGCGGCTCAGGCCGTCGTGGACGCGGACGTCGCCCTTGCGGGTGTTTTCCATCAGGTAGATGGGAACGCTGGAAATGATGGCGGAAATGCGGCTGATGCAGGCGGCCACCTCCGGGGTGTCCAGCAGTCGGTGATAGCCCACCGGGCAGTCCCCGGAAGATCGGAGCCAGTAGCCCAGCATTGTGGGCGGCTCACGGGAGCGGCGTTTGAAAAGCGGCATAATCAAATCCTTTCTTTGTGCCCAATTTGGGCACAATCAGTCATCGCCGAACCAGGCGGCTGCATCGGCAGCCTTGCCGGTATCGATCAGCATACGGATGGTAGCGAACACGGCGGCGTCGAAGACGTCAATCCGGGAAGTGGGGGAAATCTTATCGTAAACAACTACGTCGTCCTGCTTCTCCTGCCCGCGGACATTCTGAACGCAGTAGGCAAAGGGTTCCGCGTGGCAGTAGTAAAGACACCCGATTTTTGCCTTATGCTCGATGTAGCGAAGCCCCTCACTCTTGGCAATCGACAGCTGGGGCTGATCGACTACGGTGAAGTGGGCTTTCTTCATGGCTGCGTAGTAGGGGCGGGCGAACTTCCGGTCGTGGCCGACTTTTTTGATCGCAAAGCCGGACTTTTTCCACAGCTGGAATTGCTTTACCGGTTCCGTGGGGTCCATGGACGGCTCGTTGGGCATGTCCAGCCAGCCGTCATCCCGCCAGCCGAACAGCGGGATGCTGTCTTTGTCCGCCTTCTCGGCGGCCGCCACCACCGGGAACCAGCAATGGGGGACGATGACCAGCACGTCCTCTTTCGGCGTCCAGCCCGCCGTCGCGGCGGCCTTCGCTGGAATCTCGCCGACAATGCAGGCGGCGGTCAGGTCGTGCAGTTTGGACAGATCCGCGCCGCCATACCAGGATTTCACCAGCCGCGTCAGCTGCGGCTGGCTGAAATCGTAGCGGGAATCGGAATGGATGAACTCATCCAGCGTAAACCACGCCCGGAAGGACGAAACGAACACATTCAGGGAGCGGGTCAGGAACTCTTTTCGCATTTGAGGGTCATTTTGTGCCTGCAATGCGGACGCTTCCATGTCCGAGGGGCGAATTGTCACGCCCCAGTTGGGGTTTGCCTTGCGCCAGTTGGCGGGATCCAGGTAATTCACCTCGTCGGTGTCCGGATCCGGGTCGGCGCGGGCGATAAAAGCGAAGATCCGGTCTGCATCCGCGCCCGTGATCTCGCCCCGTGCGATTTTGGAGCAGTAGGAAACACGCTGGGCGCAAAAGCCGGTACCGTCGTCACCCGCCGTGGTGACCGCCATGATGAGCTTGTTGCCGTATGCCTTCGTGGCGTCCTTCAGACGGCCATAAGGGATGGCATTCTTGTACAGTTCCAGCTCATCCAGCAGGACAACGTTTGCGTTGAAGGCGTCGAACACATCCGGCTTGTAGGCAAGCGCCTCAAAAGAGATCTGCCCGTCCCAGATCGGACCTTCAAAGCTATGACCGAGGGAGCTGTCCAGCATCCGCAGGCCATGAGCGGGGTCAATGTCCATGGTCAGCCCCAGCCGGCGGAGGTTATAGCGAAGAAAACCGAAGCCCTCCATGTTCTGCTTCATAGAGCCGGACACGGTTTTGATCTTGCTGAAGGAACGGGCGTACCAGAGGCCAACCGCCCAGCAGAAGGATGTGGCGAAGGGCGTCTTTCCGTTCTTCCGCGCCAACATCGCAAGCACTTCCTGGAAGCGCCGGAGGTCGGTGCCGGGGTAGAAGAAGCCGCAGACGTTGTAGATCACGAATAGCTGGAAGGGTTCCAGTATCAGGGGCTTGCCCCGAAGGGGACGCCCCAGCAAATCCTCGCCCTGCTGGTGACAAAACAGGCTTTCGATGATCTCGATAATGGTTTCCGCCATGCCGGTGCGGAAGTTCCACATGGGGTTTCGCAGGTCGGCAAGGTACCGGCGGGCAGCTGCCTGTGTATCCAGGCAGGCGTCCGGGCTGTCAACGGTGTCCCGGGCGTAATCCAGGACGATAGACTCATGGGGTGCCGCCATTGTGATTCCCCCGGATGCCGTCCAGCAGCTGGGACAGCATCGGATTTGCGGAAGATGCAGGCGCAGCGACATCCCCGGAGGGGGCGGCCTGACGCCGGAGCCGCTGCAATCCCTTCGGCGTTAAGCCGAGGGAATCCTGACGCGCCAGAATATCCCGGCGAAGCTTGGAAATTTCCGCGTACAGCGGGTCCGTGATGGACGGCGCGGTCTTCGGATCCGGCGCCGTGGCCTTCCACGCCTTCATTGCCCGGCTCAGCTCCCGCTCCTGGATGCAAAGCACATGAATCGCGCCGTCAAAGGCCGGGTCGTAGACGCCCAGGTCTGTCAGCTGCTGGATATATTGCTGCTCTTTTGCCATTTCGTCACCTCCGTGTACCGTGTCCGGGTTCCGCGTCCGCGTTCCATGTGCGCATCGTGGCCGCATACGCGCCCGGGTACTATGCGGCGCAAAAATTTTTTGAAAAATTTCGCCGCCGCGTGTGAAAGGAGT